TGTTTGCACTGGGGGCACTCATCATGCCCTTGGAAAAAATCAATTGTTTCCTTGGAGGCAGATTTCTTGTGTTTGGCAACTGACAACTGAGATACAACACGACTGATTCCGGTTTGAATAGGGGCAGTCTCAATTGGTTTCTGGGTCAGGTTGGCAATAATATCAGTCAGTCTGGTTTCTTCCTCCAGATACCCGTTCAACTGCTCATGTGCAGCAGACAACTTCTGGATGCGCTCGGACTCGGCAGCGTCCCGATTGTTCTCCATCAACAACAGGGTCTTCTTGGTTGATTCTACCTGATCTGATGTTAGATCAATCTCGTAGTTGATGTTGCTGATTGCCGATTTTATCTCAGATACCTGCTTGGTAGCCAGTGCGCTCATGTCGCTGAAGATGGAAATATCCAATATGTCCTCAATGACTGCACGGCGATCCTTGGCTTCCAATTGCATAAATGGAACGTAGTTGGCTGCACCAATGACCACAATCTGCTTGAAGGTGGTGTAGTTGAATCCCAAGATTCCTTCCAAGAGAGACTGATAAGCTCTGGAGTTGGAGTCCTCTGGTATCAGTTCATCATTCTTCCAGATTTCAAAAACCGATGGCTTCTGACCACGAACAACCTTGAATAAATCAGAACCAACACCAAACCATATAGTAACCAACAGATTCTTGTTGTTGATAGAGTTGATCAACTGCCCCAGCTTGATGTTCCTATATGGCTTGTTGAACAGGGCATAGCAGATGGAATCCAGAGCCAGCGCAGACTTTCCAGCACCATTCTTGGACGCAATCAGTGTGTTCTTGGCATCTGTATAGTCAAAAACTGTCTCGTAGTTTCCATAGGAGAGCAGATTCTTGAATGAAATTTTCTGAAAGATTACCTGACTCATTTGGAGGTTACTGCCTGTCTGTAAAGGTTCTGCATCATTGAAATCATCTTATCCTTGTCCAGCGTAATTGCTGAATCCATCACATAGTCTCGAATTAGTTCTCCGGTATCCTTGACCTTGGTGTCAATAACAGAGATTGACAATGACTCGGCATAGTTTTCATTGACCTTGATCTCGTATGGCTTCATTGCATAAAGAGCATTCAGGTATGATGTCAGTTCCTTGTCAGGAATCCTGCGATCAATCATCAACTGAACATACTTCCCAGTCACTTCACCTACATCCGGAGCAAAGCCATCCGAGTAGTGTATCCGATTGTGCAGAGTGTTCCTGTTCCTGATGAAAGACATATCCCCATCATCAAAGACCCAGAATCCCTTGTCGTCGGCATAGTCCATCCATGTCAGTTCATATGGTGTCCCAGTATACAGCACATTATCCTTTTTGGACTTGGAGTGATAGTGTCCGCTGATGACCAGATCGAACTTGGAATAGTCCTTGTGTGAATGGCTGGTCTTCATCACCTGACCGCGCTGCATCTCAAACCCATCAAACTCAAAGTGACCCAAGGCATACTTGGCCTTGGATTTCTTGATTGCCTTCAGAACAGAATCATGGTTCTCTTTACATACCCATGGAACCATGAAAAATGGAGTTCCATCCACAGAAACGTCTTTTGGCTCATCAATCACGGTAAAACAACCGGGATGTAACTTGATAGTATCGTTTAAAAGCGTTTTAAGGGTGTTTACAGCCGTTGTTTCTCGATAGTAAAGGTCGTGGTTGCCTACGACAGCAAAAACGCTTAAATCGCGTTTAATTGCCTCGGATAAGAACAACTGACGGAACTTTTCAATCACCATGATGTTGATGCTCTTGCGGGTATCAAAAACATCACCGGTCAATAGGATTGAGCGAATCTCTTTGTTGGAATCCAAGTATGAAAAAAGGTCAGAGAAGAATAGAGCCTGATGCTCCAGCAAATCCGTGTTGGCTCCACGGGCACCAAAGTGCATATCACCAATAACAACACACTTCATTGGAAAAGGTTTTCCTCGTTCTCAACAACTTTACGTTTCTTGGAGCGCTGGCGTTTATCCTCCTGCTTGCGCTCAAAGTCATCCACGTCAAAGTATGGGATGAACTCGTTTTCGATGTCATGCTCGCCTTCCAAGTCACTTTTCTCAAAAGCATCCCCATACTCATCAATGACGTTCAGATAAGACTTGGCCTTGACGTAAGATTCCTTGTGCTCAACTTCGATAACCTCAACGAAAGAGTAAAAGCAGATTCGGGTAAAATATCCAAAAGCGTTGGTGGTGATGTTCTCATCAAAGTTCAGAATCTTGGAACAGCAGGCGATAACACCCTCAGATACGAATTCCTCCCGGTAGGAGTAGTTCAAGAAGTTGTAGCGGTATGACAGCTTGTTGGCAATCTTCAAGAAAGACTCGGCAATGTCTCGTGGGATTACCGGACGTTCAAGACCAGCAGCATCGGCAGCCATGCAGTCTTTCTTGTATTGGATGATCGCGGCAGTGAATTGTGCGTTTTGTACGTAGTGGGCCATTGTTGTTCTTTCATGTTTGTGCTATGATGGTGCCGGTGGCATGATTGCTTGACCGCATGACATGATTGTAACATAAGTGTTGTCAAAACACAACATAGGGTAAACACCTATTGACAGGTAGAAAAACCGTGATACAATAACCGTGTCGGTTCCCTTTAAGCCAAAAAGTAAATAATTTACTATATATAATATTAATACTAGTATATAATTAATATGTATATAATTAATATGTATATAATTAATATGTATATAATTAATATGTATATAATTAATATGTATATAATTAAATAAAGAATATAATTATATACTGATATAACAGTAATTACAGGGAAACATGCCCGCAAGGGCATCTTGGCGTAGCCAAGCAAAAGGACTTTTAGCGCTTCTTGATTCCGATTTCATACTCGGTAAATATCCTGAAGATGTATCCACGCTTCAGACAGTAATCCTCTGCAGCCTTCCACTTGGCCTCATTGACGGCATAGGTGGTCACCTCCTCCATCAGAGTCTTCTTGGACTTACCCTTGGTTGGCTTGGGTCTCATTGTCTGTGCCCATGGTTTGATCTCAATGATGTATGTGGTTTTGTTTCCATTCACATCCGACATCACACATTGAATATCTACGAAGTAGCGATGGACAAGTCCATCGACAGGGGACACATAAGGAATGAAGAATTCCTCAGATGCCCACTGAATACAATTCGGGTGATTGTCCAAGTAGTTGAAAACAATTCTCTCCCACCCACTGCGATAAACAATGTTTGTTGGGTCACCTTTATACTTGGATGGATTCTTGGGCTTGAACAACCCTTGTCTGTAATTCCTTGCCATTCTTTAAACTCTTAAGATAAGTAAATCAATTATTACTTTACTTAAAGTCTGATTCAACAAATGTCAACCAAAGAAATTTTCTATTCAGCAGATGGTAACATCATAGAGGCACCAGAATCCTTTGATTCATTTGCGCATGTCTATGACACAGACAACAAGGGAAACAAGTTTACTTGTAGGTATCCCCTGCATGATGAGGCACGCCACTATGTCAAGTTCTGGATTCATGTGGACGAAAACTCCACCATTCTGAATGAGCCAGGAGGGGAGAACTTGGGTTATGTGGACAACAGCGACCAGAACCGTCTTAATCGTGGTCTGACGTCGATTGATGCCATCCAGACAGCAGGTGCCCTTGCCGGGGGTCTTGCAGGGGCTTCTGCGGCCATTGCAAGGGCAAAGACAGCAGCATTCAGAGGTAAGACGACAGCCAATAAGGCATCTGTTTCAGGTTCATTGGCCTTGGATGCTTATGCAGGAACTGTTGTTGGTGCTGGTATCGGTGTTCTATTGGCCGGATTGGCCGATGAAAAATTCAAGCTGACCAAGAAAATGAAGAAGCTCAAGAACACGATTGACTTGTATGCCCCTCCCGGCATCAACGCATCATATAACATGAAATGGAACATGACAGATGACATGCTGATTTCATTTGCACAGCAGGATGCATTCGATTCCATGAAAAAGGCCATTACAAAACCCGGAGAAGCATCTAAGGAACTTCTTCAGGCGGCGGCAGTCAGTAATTCAACCTTTTCCAATTTGACCAGAACCGCCAAGAATGCCCGTAAAGATGTCCTGTTCAATTCGGTAGATAACCGTAACTTTCAGTATGAATTTCAATTGGCTGCCAGAAGCCAAGAAGAAGCCAAGATGATTAACCAGATCATCTATCTTTTCAAGTTGTATTCACATCCTGAAGTCATGAAAGGATTTGGTCAGTTCCTTTCCATCTATCCAGCAGAATTCAAGATTGAGTATTACTTCATTAATGATCAGGGGGATCATGTGATTAACCCATATATGAATCAGATCAGTTCATGCGTATGCACCGGGATGAATGTATCTTATGCATCGAATGGGTCATATCAGTCTCTGATGAATGGTGAGCCAACTATTGTAAACCTGAGCCTTCGATTCATGGAAATCGAGACGCTGCATCAGGATCGAATCAGGAAAGGATACTGATTATGTTTTTTGACAAGTTTCCAATGAGTCTATTTCGTGTCAGTGGTCAGGAGAATTATCTGGTCACTGATTTCCTACGGGGGATCAGGCTTGACCCAAAGCTGAAAGATGAGTCCCTGCACTATACTGTCTATACAGCCATGGATGGGGAGACCCCTGAGATCATCTCTCATAAGTTCTACAAGACCCCTCAGTATCATTGGATACTGATGCTTCTTAATGAGAAGTTTGATCCGTTCAATGACTTCCCCCAGTTGGACTCGATTGTTCGGGAACAGACCATTCGTCAGTATGGCTCATTGCTGGGGACCCATCACTATATCAACTCGGATGGTGAGACCGTTGACCAGTTCACGGAGCCTAGGTTTGTTGTCACCAACTATGAGCACATGGCTCAGTTGAACGAAAAAAAGCGTCAGGTCAAGATTCTGCGTCCTGAATTGCTGGCCGAATTTGTCCAGATATACGATGGAGCAATTGCTCGTGGCTGATATCATCAATGATGTTGAGTTCAATGGCGATTTTGACTTGCGTCATATCAAGCTATTCTCTTTCAGACATGATAAGGAAATAGACATCACCAATCTGTTTGCCAGCATGGAACTTTATGAGTCCATTTATTCACCGTTCATGACCCTGAAGCTGACGATTATTGATGGTTTTGGTCTGATGTCCAAGACTCGGATTGTTGGTGATGAGTTTATCGAAATTGAATGCTATGGGGATGATGGTAAGGTTGGTCTGAACAAAAAGCAGTTCTATATCTACAAGATATCTGATCGGGCGGCAATTGCAGATCGCTCGGTTGCATATACCATGCATTGCATGTCTCTGGAGGCTCTGGCTGATATAAACACCAAGATTTCCAGCGCATACTCAGGGCAACCATCTGACATTGCCAAGGCGATCTTGGATGAGTATGTCAAGACTGATCTGCAACTGGTGATTGAACCAACCAAGAATCGGATTGAGTATATCTCCAACTACTGGAGCCCAAT